AATGAAAGGGATGCGCTAAAGCACGATGCTAGGGAGCTAAATGAACAGATTAGGCAGTTTCCTTTTACCATTGACGAGGCTATGCGTGATAGCATCACTGGGTCTACTTTTAACATTGGTCGTATATACGAACAGATAGAACACAATCAAGAGTTGTTTCCTAACCCTGTGGTTCGTGGCAACTTTAGCTGGAAAGAAGGTGTTAGCGACAAAGAAGTTGTGTTTAACCCAAACAAAGAAGGTAGGTGGCGTGTAGCTTGGATGCCTAAACCAGAAGACAGAAACAAACACAGAATAATAAACGGTAAAATGCACCCAGCCAATGACCACATAGGTGTGGGTGGTGTCGATAGCTATGACTTGGATTCAACGACAGATAACAGAGGTTCAAAAGGAGCTTGCCATCTTTATAATAAATTCAACATGGCTGCACCAGCAAATATGTTTGTCGCTGAGTATGCCTCTCGTCCACCTTTGGCACGTATCTTTTATGAGGATGTGCTGCTTGCTGCTGTATTTTACGGATACCCATTACTTATTGAAAACAACAAATACGGTATTGTAAGGCACTTTGAAGCAAGGGGATACGAAGAGTATGTAATGAAAAGACCCGACCATCTAAAGTCTCCTAATGCCGCACAAAACACAAAAACTCGTGGTATACCGTCTAACTCTGTAGATGTTATTCAAGCGCATGCCCATGCTATAGAAGCGTACATAGAGGAGCATGTAGGTATAAACCAAGAGACTGGTGAGATGGGCAAAATGTATTTCGACAGAACTCTTGAAGATTGGATTGGATACAAGATAGATAATCGTACCAAATACGATTTAACAATATCAAGCGGTCTTGCTTTATTAGGGGCGCAAAAAACAAAAACCATTAAAAAACAATCACAGTTTAACGACAAGCAATTTTTCCGTAGATACAAGGAAATAAGACGTTGACACACAGTGCTTTAATTTTGTATCTTTGCAAGGAAGTATTCTGCGAAAGGCTATGTACAATAACAATAATGAACAAGGAAAGTACGGTAACTTTCCAGACCCGTTTGCACACTATGGAAAAAAGTCTACTAAGACTTACGGTCTAAAGTATGCTAAAGCCATTGAAAAACAATGGGGCAACTCTGACGATGAAAGAAGTCTTTTCAGAAGAAGATTAAAAGACTTTGAAACGAATCGTGATTACGCAAACGGAACTCAAGATACTTCTATCTACAAACAGATATTAAACTCATTAGACCCTAATAACGGGGACGGTACGTTACTGAACCTTGATTGGTCTCCAGTGCCTATCGTCCCTAAGTTTGTAAAGATTGTTGTAAACAACATCCTCTCTAGAAAACCTTATCCAAACCTTACTGCTATAGACCCTCTTTCTCAGTCTGAAAAAGAAAAAGAAAGAGCTAAAAAATTGTTTCAAGTAGAGAACAAGCAGATGATTGAAGACCTAAATACTTTAGGTGCTGAAATCGGAGTTAAGCCAGAGGATGTACCAGAAACTTCAGAAGAAGCTGAAATCTTTATGGACACCAACATTAAGACTGCTGCCGAAATAGCAGCGCAGGTTGGTACGAATATCACGCTAGAGTGGAACGATTTTGACCAGCGTGTATACCGTAGAGCAGTAAACGATTTAGTAGCCTGTGGTATGGGCGTTATTAAAAGAAACAACGACCCTAACTATGGAATTACAGAAGAATACATCGACCCAGCATTTTTCTTCCATAGCTACACCGAAGACCCTACATTTAGCGACCTCATTTATGCAGGACACGTCAAAAAAATTAGCATTTCTGAACTCAAACGTATCGCTCGTGATGAGTTTAGTGAAGAAGAATATGCTAAGATTGCCCAGAAAGTAAAGAACAAGTATCAGAACAGGGCAGATAAACTAAGCTATAAATACTACGATGAAACTCTAGACCGTACAACTTACGGATACGATGAGTTTATTGTGGAGGTTATGGACTTTGAGTTTCTATCTACAGACGATATGATGTTTGAAGAGAAGAGCTCTAAGTTTGGAAACACAGGATTCTATTATAAAGGGATGGAATATACACCGCCTAAAGAATCTGTATACGACAGAAAGCCTTCAAACATGAGCATTCAAACTGTGTTTGGGGGAAGCTACGTTGTAGGATGTGATTATTTGTTTGGATACGGACAGAAAGCAAATGTCCCTAAAAACGTACACGACTTAACCAAAGCAAGGCTGTCGTACTCTGTGGTTGCTACCAACTTACGAAGAATGATGCCTAAGTCTCTTGTAGGCTCTGTAATTGGTTTTGCCGACCAACTACAGCTTTCGCATTTAAAGCTTCAACAGGCTATCGCTAAAGCCAAACCAGACGGTCTTATCGTAGATATTGAAGGACTAGAAAACGTACAACTAGGAAAAGGCGGTGAACTACAGCCTTTAGATATTCAAGATATATATGAACAGACAGGTGTATTCTACTACAGGAGTAAGAACCCCGAAGGGGGATTCCAAAATCCACCAGTCCGTTCTTTGGATAACAGCATTCGTAATATCAATGAGCTTATCGGTATCTATAATCATAACCTTCGCCTCATTCGTGATACAACAGGGATAAATGAAGTTATGGATGGTACTTCTCCGAAAGGGGAGCAGCTAGTAGGNGTTAGACAGCAAGCTATTGCAGCTGGNAACAATGCTATTTACGACATTACNAATTCAGCTATNTACCTGTACAGCAGNGTGTGTGAAGACATCGTGAAGTGTTTACAAATACTTCCT